GCTCAGATTGCTGGTATTGACAGCGGCTCAAGCAATGGACAGTTAGCTCTATACACCACAGCGTCAGGCACTAGCACTGAGCGTGTCAGAATTGATTCATCTGGTAATGTAGGTGTTGGTACTGCTTCGCCATCATCTATGAGTGGTACAGGAATTCAAGTTGGGGCATCAAGTATTTTTGAAAATGTAGTCTCATCGCAAACATTGGTTGGAGGCAATGCCTACTACTCAGGTTCTGCATGGAAAGCAGTAAGGACTCAAACTGGCTACGCGGCTATGCGCCAAAACGCAGTTGGCCCTGGTGTTACAAGTTTTCACCAAAACTCAGCGTCATATACTGCGGGGGACACACTTACTAACATGGACACAACTGATGTCCGAATGTACATTGATGCTAGTGGAGTTTTAGCATTTAACTCAGGATATGGCTCTGCCGCCGCCGCTTATGGTTGCCGTGCTTGGGTGAACTTTAACGGCACAGGCACTGTGGCTATTCGTGCAAGTGCAAACGTAACAAGCATTACTGACTCTGGTGTTGGCTTATATGATGTAAATTTCACAACAGCTATGCCAGACGCAAACTACGCAGTTGCTGTAACTGCATATAGCGCAAACTCATCTCTGTATGCAATTGGTGGTCAAACAAACGGACAAGCCCCAACAACAGCAAAATTTAGAATAGCTATTGGTGCTGGCGGTTCATTTGGCGCAGATACAACTTCTGGCTATGCAGACTTGCCGTACATATTTGCTTCTGTTTTTAGATAAGGAATAGTTATGAAAAGAATTATTTACCCAACAGACGATGGCGGTGTGGCTATTGTCATTCCCGCACCAGAAGCACTTGAGACAATGACTATTGAAGAAATTGCCGCTAAAGATGTTCCTGCTGGCAAGCCATTCAAAATTATTGATACGGCAGATGTGCCAACAGACCGAACGTTTCGCAATGCTTGGGAGTACACAGCATGATTACCATCAACATTGATAAAGCAAAATCCATTGCCCATGACGCTAGGCGCATAGCTAGGTCTGCTGAGTTTTCACCACTAGACATTAAGGCAACTATTCCATCTGAGGCAACAGCGGCAGAAGCGGCAAGAGCAGCAGTCAGAATTAAATACGCAACCATGCAGACAGCGATTGAGTCGGCGTCAACAGTCGATGAAATTAAATCAGCACTGGAGAATAAATAATGTCAGTCACAATCAACGGCACATCAGGCTTGGTCTTTAACGACTCGTCTACCCAGGCAACAGCAGCTACTGGCTTTGGCTTCAAGAACCGCATCATCAATGGTGCGATGATGATAAGCCAGAGAAACGGCACATCAAGCATTACTGCAAATGACGGTACATACGCAGCCGATAGATTTGCATTTTCAATGAGTGTTTCTTCAAAAGGAACAGGTCAAAACAGCACAACAGCCCCAACTGGTTTTACGAATTCAATTTTGTTTACTTCATCATCGGCATATACAGTTGGTGCGGCAGAACATTTCAGCATACTTCAAAAAATTGAAGGTTTAAATATTCCTGATTTGGCATGGGGCACAGCGTCTGCGGCTACAGTCACTTTATCTTTTTGGGTTCGTAGTTCGTTAACTGGAACATTTGGCGGCTCAATTACGAATTCAGCAATAGACAGGGCTTACCCATTTACTTACACAATCAGCGCAGCCAATACGTACGAACAAAAAACAGTCACCATTCCTGGCGATACCACTGGAACTTGGTTAACTACCAATGGCATAGGAATGTATGTGTTTTGGAATCTTGGAGCTGGAGCTACTAACAGTGGAACTGCTGGTGCTTGGACAGGTACTTCAAATATTTTTAGTGCCACAGGTGCAACATCAGTAGTCGGAACAAACGGCGCAACTTTCTACATCACAGGCGTACAGTTGGAAAAAGGCTCAACAGCAACTAGCTTTGATTACCGACCTTATGGTACTGAGTTGGCTTTGTGTCAGAGGTATTGCCAATATGCTGGTTCTGGCGCAAGTGGTTCTTTTGATAACTCAACAACTGTAATTCAAATAATGGAAAAATGTGTTGTCACTATGCGAGCCGCACCGTCAGGCGCAATTTATAGTGGTGTTACAGCCGCCTTTAGAAGTGTTGGGTCAGATTTTACAGCCGCCTCTCCAGCACTTGCTAATTTTTTAGCAAACACATCAAATGTTGGAGGTACTTCTTTTTGGACTCAAGTCTCTGGATTTACTGGCGGCACATCAAACGCTGTTGTTACTGCTAGAAATAATCAAACTGCAAATGGCGGTAATTTCATTTTATTAACTTCGGAATTGTAAAATGTCATACACATATCAATTGCAATCATTAGGCGAATCTGTCAAAAGAAGCGATGGAACATTCATTCCATTCGACCCTGCCAACACCGACTACCAAGCTTACCTTGCTTGGCTTGCCGAAGGCAACACGCCGGAGCCAGCAGATGAATGATTTAGAAAAAGAGTTTGCCGTGCATGAGGCGATCTGCGCTCAACGCTATGAGGCCATTCAAGTCGCGTTGAAAGACGGCGACAAGCGCATGACCAAGATCGAATACTTGCTCTACGCAGTGATCGTCACCGTTTTGTTTGGTCCTGGCGTTGCCGCTGAGTTTGTAAAGAAACTGCTGGGGCTGTAAATTGATCCGATCAGCCTCCTCTTTGCTGCAAATGCTTGCGTTGCCGCCATCAAAGAGGGTTGCGAGTTATACAAACAAGCTAAGACATCTTTCATGGAGGTCAAGGCAACGGTTGACGAGGCTGTTGGAGTTGCACAGGAGATATATGGCTTTTGGGGAAAACTGGCAAGTATGTTTGGCAGTGCGCCAAAGCCAGCTCAAATCAAGCCTGTGGCGAAAAAGAAGGAAAAGTTCGTTGCCGTTGATGAAACCGAAGTCATGGTTGGAGTCGTCAAACAACTCACCGAGTTTTTCAAGATTCAAGAGCAGTTAGCCGCGCACATCAGAGAGGAAGAAGAGAAGTCCAGAAACGTCTTTAACCCAGACCAAAACCAAATGGAAGCTGCGCTAAAACGGGTCATGGCAATGGATCAGATGGCGGCGTTGGAAGTGACGATTAGAGAAACCATGGTGTACCAGAGTCCTCCAGAAATGGGCGCGCTGTACAGCAAAGTGTTTGAAATGCGAGATGTCATTGCTGCCGAGCAAGAAGCGGCTAGATTAGCCCAAGAGCAGAAAGAGCGCAGGCTGAGATGGCAACGATACCGAAGGGAAAGAAGCCAAAACTTCAAAGCGGGAGCAAGCGTCCTGACCCTTATTCTTATCCTCTACCTGTGGACGTGGTTCGTGTGGCTGAGCCAGTGGAGGAAGATTTGATGGGTGTGCTGGGTTGGATTTTTGCTGTCATATTGGTTGCGCTGATGTTGCCGTTGCTGGCGTTCATGTATTTGGATGTGCTAGAAACAAAAGCGCAAGCCAAAGCGCAAATGGAAAAAGTTGAAAAACTACGCAAACAAATTGAAAGGAAGAATCGTGACAAAGAGCCTGCTGTGTTTGATGACAATCCTATATTTGACAGGGTGCGACGACCGCTTTCGTTACCCATGCCAAGATCCAAAGAACTGGAGTAATCCAGAATGCAAACCGCCAACATGTACTGCCACCGGCACATGTCCAGATCAACTTGTTAAACCTGAGCAGGAGAAAAAGTAATGGCAACCGTCGTAATGAATACCAAGCAGCGCATGACCGCTGAAGAGATCGAAGTTCGTGTGTGGGCGTTTGTAATCGTGGTGTTGGTCAGCATCCTGCTCGGTGCTATGGCCATGTTCCTGTACTCAGTCACATACGTCACGCAGCCCATGTCCGGCATGGCTCCAATTGACAAGATTTACACAAGCCAGATCTCCACCATCATGGTGTTCATCACTGGCGTGTTGGGCGGCGTGGCTGGGCGCTCTGGCATCAAGGCTGTGGCCACTGCCATATCTAAGTCTGAAGCCAACGATAACGAGCCGCCTGCACCATGAAGGGTTTACTTTCTGGTTTGATTGCCCTGCTGCTGACATTTGGCGGCGGGTATTGGTACGGCGGTCATGTTGAAAAGAAAGCGCAGCAGGCCGAGGTTGATCGTCTAAATGTTCAAGCCAGAGCCAAGGAGGCGGCGTTGATTACCGCCGTTAACGCAACTTCTGACGCATTGAGGAAGACAAATGAGAAAGCCAAAACTGCCGCGCAAGAGCGCGATGCTGCTATTACTGCTGGCACTTACCGGATGCGGGTTCCTGTCCAAGCGGCCTGCCCCGTACCAGCCACCGCAGATCCCTCAGCTCCCGCAGGAGATAACAGAGGAGAAGTTAGAGCCGAGCTTGACCCAGCGTTTGGAAAAGCTCTTTTCCAATTGACTGAAGACGGCGACCGCGCCATCAGGCGCTTGAACGCTTGCATCAGTTTGTACAACCAAGCGATTGAATCGCAGAAAGGCATCAAATGAACTTATCCCCCAACTTCAGTTTGCATGAGTTGACCAAATCTGAAACAGCTTTGCGTATGGGTTTTGACAACACGCCTGGCGATGCTGAAACAGAAAGTCTGCGCTTGCTTTGCGAAAAGGTTCTCCAGCCTGTGCGTGATCATTACGGCAAGGGTGTCAAGGTGAATTCAGGCTACCGCAGTCCTGAGTCCAACGCCGCCGTTGGTGGATCCAAGACCAGCGATCATTGCAAAGGCCAAGCGGCTGACATTGAGATACCTGGTGTGGCCAACGCTGAACTGGCGCAATGGATCATGGACAACCTTGAGTACACGCAATTGATTTTGGAGTTCTACACACCTGGCATTCCTGACAGCGGTTGGGTGCATGTGTCCTACGACCCAAACAACTTGAAAAAGCAAGAATTGACAGCCACCAAAGTGGCAGGCAAAACTACCTATCTGCCTGGCTTGGTGGCTTAATCGGCGAAGAAGTGTAGGAACGCTAGGATGCCGCCAACGCCGATGGCGGCTCCTATGATTAAGACGATGATGATCTCGATCATGTGTTGCGCTCCTTGAGTTTGGCTTCAATGGCTCGAATTTGTCCACGTTCTTCCCATTTGACGCAAGTAATTCCATCTATCTCCTCATCCGTCAGCCCCTGCCATGTGCGCTGTGGTGGGTGGGTGTTGGAATGAATACGCCAATGCGTTACGTCCGCATATACAGGGTCAATAAATTTTTCACCTGTACCAGAACCATCCCACCATAAATCGCCATCAGCTTGAGGCAATAAATTACAGAGAATTGAGCCATCAC